GCTACCGGCGTGACTTCCTCGATGCGACAGTAAACCTTTTCCTCGCCCATGCGCTTGCGTAAGAACGGGCCAATAGCTTTAGATATGTGGCCTTTTTCCGCCCACCATATTAGAGGCTTCCACTTGCGCATCAGCTCCAACATGGCGTCCACAACCTTGTCTGTAGTTCTCTTTTCCCACCAGCAATCCAGCAAATATATGTCGTCGTTCCTGTCTACGCCCACAATCAACAAACACGTCGCGTCGTTCCGCGTTTTGTCCACACCGACGGCATGGTCAGATGCAGCGTAAATACGCATATCGTCTGGAACGTCTTTGCGATTAAAGTATTTGATGTTTTCGCGCCGAAACAAATCACCGTCTTCTGCTGTCGGTCTACCCTGATACAACGCACTAAAGCCGCGCGGATCAAGACGCCGCTGCGCCTCCATAAACTCCATATCGAACCGCTCGGGCCACAATAGTTCACCCGGCTTGCGGCCAAGAGGGTCTTCATCCTCCGCTAAGGCCGGTAGGTTAATGATCTTCCACTTTGCAGCCTCCTCGGGGCTGTAATGCGGGTTTGTGGGGTCTGTGAGGCGACCAATCAAGTCATCCTCATGCCAGCGCGTCTGAACGATAACAATCGACGCTGATGCTGTCATAAGGCGCGTCATTAACACTTGAGTGAACCACTGCCACAGCTGTTCGCGCAGCGTCGGGCTGTTGGCCTCTAGGCTGTCTTTAATTGGGTCATCGAGGATAACAAAATCGCCACCACGACCAGTGATCGAACCACCTCGACCAACAAACACCGACATCCCGCCGGACGTCGTTTGTATTCTGGACTTCGATGCACCGCCCTTGCGTAACCCAAAGTTAGGGAAAACATGCTTGTATTGCGGCAGCGTCATAATGTTTCTGACATCCGCACCAAAGTCTTTCGCAAAGTCTTCGTTGTATGTGGCGAAAATCACATTGCGGTACGGATCGCGCCCCTGCACCCAGGGGACAAACCGACGCGAAACTAACTCTGATTTACCGTGTCTGGGCGGCATAGATACGATTAGACGCGGAATGTGGCCCTTCTCGACCTTCTCAAGCACTTTGGCTAACGCTCTATGGTGCTTGGCGTCCTTGAACATGCTTTGGTCAATGTTCTCTGGATCATCTGCATCAGGCATAGTGTATTTGACAAAATCAACAAAGCTACTGCGGCACTCAATAGCTTTTTTAAGCCTACGCGCCGAAGCAATCTTTTTATCTAGTTCGTCAAAACGCTTGTTTTCACTCATTGACTAAACCCAACGCCTTTTCCAAAGTTTCGGTGTTGCGCCTACTCCAGCCCTTTCCATATATTTTATAATCGTCAAGAGAGCGATAAAAAGCCTCACGACCATCATAGTATTTGTGAAGCACATCCACAGGATCAAAGTCATAAACAGCTGCAATAGTCTTAGGACCGATAGCCCCATCAGCCGTTGCCGACACTGAACGCTGCAAAATCTTGGCAGCGCGGCCCGGTCCGGCATTAACACAAAGATCAGCGCAGCTTACGTCAATACCAGAAGGGAGTTCATCTGCCTTAACTGCATCCCAGTAATTTTTTTTGTAGAGAGGCTTAACATCGTCAACGGTCAGCTCACGCATTACCTCTTTTGGTGCAGGCTTGCCGGTATATTTCGCCCAGTTCCACGAAGTAACACCAAGCATAGTGCTACCTTCGTTGCCGTGACCATCGCCCTTACTGTTTCCTTTGTCGCGCTGGTCGTCAGTAAATCCACCCTCATGCTTTATCAGCATTTCAAAAAACGTTTCCCAGTTCTCTTTCATGTTATTTCCTCTTAAACAAAGCCTGCGCGCCTCGAACACCGAAGCTGGCGCTTATTGCGATACCTAAACTATAAAAATACCAGTCGGGCGCTTTGGAAAGCTGCTCAAACCCACGGTCAACCCAGCCCTCGGCACCGGGTATGAAGGCTAGAACTAACGGAATTGACAGAACAATTACGAACCATTCGTCTTTCCAGCTTGATTTCGCGCCTTCTGCCATGATGCGTTCCCAGTCGGCAACGCTCGTATGCTCCGACAGCATAATCTTCGCCTTGGCTTCCGCCTCGGTCAGTTTGAGCTTGGCCTCTGCGGCCTGCTTAGTAGTCTTTGCGTCCAACCATCCACCAGCAAGATTAGCTACTGGACCTATCAGAGCTTGAAGCATGTTTACTCTCCATTGCGTTAAATCCAAAATAAGCGGCGGCTATACCGGACGCGCCGATCACATACACAGCCGCGATCTCGGTCAGAAGTTGTGCAGCAGGGTCGAGACCTGCTAAAGAAGCTACAAGGATGACAAACGGGTAGAGGATCATACCGACCAAGGCGAACCACGTCATTCGACGTTGAGCGTCGCGTTTGGCGTCAGCGTCTTCCATTCGGCGGCGACGGTCTTCCAGCATGATCTCATGCTCTATTGGATCAATCTCTCCATTGCCGTTTAAGTCATATTCATTTGGCATATTTCATTCCTCTATCTCGCAAGAGTGCTAAAACTTCAGAAAAGTCTCGACCAGATCGCGCAGCCAAGCCTTCAATGATTAACTCAACATTTTGATCGAACAAGCGTATGATCTCTGCGTCCTTCATGAATTTACCTTAAAGCATTGCAGATACTCATTGGCCTTTGTGATTAAAACAGACGCGCGGCGCAGCTCATCAGTGCAATCCTTTTCGCTACTGTACTGACCAACCTCAAAGTGAACGACCTGGGCTGTCAGCTGGAACCAGAGAAGCAAGTACATCACCGGACCTCATCTGCAAGCAACGCTGCGAACCATATCAATCCACCGCTGCCAGCTGCAAAAACTATGCAGGCAACGGCAACAGTAATAAAATAGAATACGCGGTCGCGTTTTGCCGCTTGCTCCTCAAGAGCTTTCTTTTGTCTTGCCCTGGCTGCGCCCATCTCGCGCTGCACTGTCTCCCACATGCCAGGTGGCCCATACAGTTGGCAATGAGATCGCAGAGTATCCATAGCCTCTTTATGCTTCATCTTTGCGTTTGCAATTGCAAAGCCCTCTTCCTCCGTGGAGGTCAGCCTGCCCAACGGGCCTTTATGTCGGCCCTTTTCCGCTAAGTTTATATCGGCTTCGAGCTTTGCCAGCTTACCAAACTGCGGAAGTATTGACCCAACGTCCTTACCAGCTTGGACAGCAGAGCTGATACTTCCAGATATTGTGCTGACCGCACTTGCAAGCGCTAAAACCTCAATCATGTCTCTACAAACCTCGCCGGGCAAACGAAGAGATAGCTGACACGATAAACCCTGTCGTACCACAAACCATTCTTTGCTGTACCGCAGTTATAAAAGCAGTATTGAAACAAATGGTTCCCACTTTGCGTCCAAGCATGGTTGAAAGAAACGAAGGCGAGAACACAGATCATCACCCCATCTTCGTTAGGACTGCAACTAAGAGCGCGATGATGGAGGCGGTTGCTGCAATCATAATGCTTTCCATACGCTTCACGCGACCAAACAAATCCTTAAACTGGATTTTTACCTCAGTCTTTATAGCGATCACCTCCTTCTCAAGGCCGTCGATCCGTTCATGAGCGGATGATACTGTTCGTTTGTCCATTTCTAAGTCTTTCTGTTTACCGTATTAATCGACACTTAGTTAGTACATTAGCAAGGGGTAAGTTGGCTGAAACTACACCGTAATTTCACCATCAGCAGACGAAGCAAGGTCAACATTTGTTGATGGAAATGCCCGACCTTCTCCCCAAATTATACGAACCGCACCATGACCCGCCCTTCCCAGATAATTATTGACAGAATTGTATGGTGCGCCACCGCCGCCACCGTAAGCCCCGCCTCTCGGTACTGGGTAGTACCCAGCGCCATTTGTTATCATTTGAGGGTCTTGCCCTCCTGACCCAGATTTGCCGCATTGAACTAACATTTCGGCAGCGGTATTGGCTACACCACTCTGGGAACCACCGCCGTTGGTGCCAGCCGCACCATTAGCCCCTTGCCCGTAAATTCCAGTGCCGCCACCAGAGCCAGTATGCCAGTTATCACGGCGAACACCGCCACCACCACCGCCACCGCTGCCAGCTTGGCCTGAACTGTTCTCGTTGCCGTTACCGCCGTTACCAGAATAACCTCCAGCACCGCCAGCACCGTTAGCGTAGCTTGTGCTGCCACCACCACCAGCGCCGCCGCCATCACCAGCGTACATTCCGCCACTAGAAATGCCCCCGCCGCCATATTTACCCCTGCCGCCGCCGTAACCCTGCAAAATCGTAGTTCCAGCTTTTATTATGTTTGAATCTCCTCCGTTTTCGCCATTCATTGAAGAGGAAGCGGTATTGCTTCCCTGTCTAGCTTCCTGCCCACCGCCTGCGCCTACATTTACCGTAATGGTTTGGCCGGGGGATACCGCTATATTGTTTTTCCAGCCAAGGCCACCGCCGCCGCCGCCGTTGCCGTCATGGTCGTAGGAGCCACCACCGCCACCGCCAATAGCTACGGCTGAGATTGAAAATACATTAGCTGGAATGATATAAGTATGCGATCCAGGTGTTTCAAACAGAACGCCCGCAACGGTAGGTCCACCACCAATACCACGACCAAAGCCACGCACAGAACCGCCACCAAGCGACCCAAGCATAGGCGCATATAGGATTTGCGTTTTAGGAATAATCAAACTCATTGCAATTACTCCTTACTCAAATGCTGCGAGGGAAGCCAAAACTGTGAAGGTGGCATCCGCTGTTTTGATGATGGTGAATGAGTATACATCGATACCAGAGGCATTACCTTCTGTTGGCGCACCGCCCTGCCATTTTGGCGTGACCGTGGAGCCATCTACTTGATAAGCGTTGAGGTAGTAGGCGGTTGAGCCTTGAGCCATAAGAACTGCACAAGTAACAGACTGACCAATCGCAAGGTTTGCGTTTACGTTGGTGAAGTTGATCGTGCGGTTGGCTGTCTGGTTTACGTTATAAAAGTTTACACCTTGTTCAAGCGTATTGAATGTAATCGCTCCAGTTGTGCCATTAGAAACATTTACCTTCTCGTAAACTTCCTCGATGTCCAGCGTACCATTCACAGCCAAGCTCTTGTTCAAGCTCATTTGCTGGTCTGCGTCAGACCATTGGAAGTTAACCCCAGCACCTTCAATTGTAAGCCCCGCACCGTCAGCCGCTGCGCTGTTAGCTGCGCCATTTGCAACCGTGATGTTGATGTCAGCAATGTCGAGCGTAGCAGAGTTAATAGTTGTGGTAGTACCTGTTACAGTCAGGTCAGGGATCGTAACCGCACCAGTAAATGTAGCACCGGCTAGTGGAGCGTAGTTAGCGCCCTGTGCAGCAACCGCAGCAATCGATGTTGTACCTTGAGCGGCCACCGCAGCTACTTGCGTATCACCCTCGGTAATAATAGCAGAGACAGTATCTGGTACGTTTAAAGCCTCAACCGCTTTGCCCAAAAACACTAAGTCTTTAGGGTCTGTAGTAGAAGCTGCAAGTGACTGCGCTTTTGTGTCAATCGCTGTGATAAGCGAGGTAAAGTTAGTGTTTGTTGTTGGCATGTCCTAGACTCCTAAATTCAACAAGTTTTCGTCTTCAAGAGCCTCGACTTTAAGATTGAGGCTAATATCGGATGTTTGATAGTCGGATTGGTTTACGTTGAAATCCGATGCGGATGCTTCCCCAGAAACTTCTGCTAGGGAGATTTTGCTGTCTCGCATCAGGTCGGCTAATAATCTTGCTTTGCTCATGGGGTGAGTTCCTTATCTATTCTTACCACTTATCAATAGGACAAGTTGCCAACGGTGAACGTACCTTGAGGGGTATGTTACAAGCACACTCCACGCAGGTTCTTCCCCTTAAAAACTCACATGAGTTACATATAGCCGTCCTCTGGGAGGCCACTTCTTCTGTAGCGTTTTCATTGTAATTTACATATTCGGAATAGGTTTCTAAAGTAGACATAAAATTAAGTCCCTCCTGAGATTATGATAGAGCCATTATGCCCACCGACCTGACGTAATGCGGTATAAAGGGCGGAATGGTTGAGTACGGATGAATAGCTTGAGGTGATGTATGATCCACCACCGCCTGCGGCGTTAGCCACGCAGTTTGATCCTGCGCCACCGCCGTTGTAGCCACCACCTGCGCCACAACCTCCCCAGCCGCCTCCGCCTCCGCCTCCGAAGCCGCCTTCCCCTGAACCAGTGCTGTTATATAAACCTCCGACCCCACCATTGCGGAAAGACAGTGCCATAATATCCTGACTAGAACCTGTCCCATTAGCATCGCCATAAAAACCTGCACCAGCTTGGCCTTCCCCAGCATTACTGTCTGCCCCGCCGTTGCCGTTAGTACCCCCATTCGCAAAAGAACTGTTTTTTCCGTTGCTTTGACCTATACTCGTAGGAAAACTAGCGTCGAGATCGCTAAAAGATCCTCCGTTGGAGCCAAACTGGCCTGCGCAATCCCCAACCCGCATTGAGCCGCCGCCGCCTGCAACAATTAGGGGGAGTGCGGTAGCATAGGATGATCCTACAGCAACAAATGACCCACCGCCGCCGCCGTTAAAATCCTGTCTCTGTGGTTTCTGTCCTACGAGTAATTGTAATGTAACTTCTTCCTCAAAGGTAAATGTACCTGAGAGATGAGCTGGGCTACCACCTTGATAACCGGGAGCTTGAAATGTTTGTTGCGGCGGCTGCGATCCTATGACTTGAATACTGTATGTACCAAGCGCCTGTACACTTTGGATTGTTCCAAACCGACCGCTTGTATTGGTTGGGCTAAAAGTTTGG